AAAGGCGCATTAAATAAGGTATCCTTCGTTCCCGGTCCCCCGAAAAAATCTAGACAGGGGCAGGGAACAAGGTCCCTTCCTAACCACGGTCGTAAAAAGACTCGCGGCCAAGGCCGCTAACCTATCATGATTACCATCTTTGGACTTAAGCTGACCTACGAGGCAGCTGTCTTCTTTGCACTATTCCTTGCTTCCGAACTGATCGGTATTAGCAAGTTCAAATCGAATAGCGTTGTCCAGGTCTTCCTCAAAGTAGTGGATCTGCTGCGTCCTCTTCGTTCTGAGGACGATAAAATCAAGCGCATCAAGGACTCTATCAAATGAGTATCCAGATCCGAGACGTAATTAAATACTACAAAGGCCTGCCTAATCAGGATAAGGCGCTTGCTGAACTGCAAAAACTGCTGGATTCCAATAAACTGGCTGACGATAGTGCGTCTTGGGTCCAACTGTGGCGCATTTCTCCCCCAGCGGCGCCTGCTAAGACGTTTTCTAATACCTGGGATGGTATTGAAGCAGCGGCAGCAGCAGCTGGGGCTAAATTTCCCGAGGTAGTAGCTGCTCAGTGGGCACTTGAGTCCGCTTATGGCACTGCTATCTCTGGAAAGAACAACTTCTTTGGCATCAAAGGGACTCCTGGTACGGTTAAGACCACCTGGGAGGACTATGGCAACGGTCCTGTGACCATCCAGGCCACGTTTAAGGACTTTGCCACGCCTTATGACTGCGTTAATCACCTTGTCAACCAATGGTACAAGGATTACAAAGGTTATAAAGGTGTCAACCGTGCTGCCAATCGGGAAGATTGCGCCTACCTTCTTAAGCGTGAGGGGTATGCTACTGATCCAATCTACCCACAAAAACTTATTAAACTTATGAAGGACCACGACTGATGGCTTCTCTTACTACTGGCGGCACTACTACCGCTGGAACTTTTCTGACTAGCGATACCACCACCGCTTTTGAGGCTGGAACTGCTCGTACCATTACTTTGGGTGTTACCAGTTCTAACCTGGCTCTGACTTCTACCTGCCGGTTTGTGTCGCTGATTTGTACTGGTGGTACTCATTGCCACTATCAAATCGGTGTGGGTGCTCAAACTGCTTCTACTAGCACTCATTATCTGCGGACTGGCGAGCGTATTAGCCTTGCTGTGCCTATTGGTGCAAACATTGCTGCTATTCAAGGCACTGGTGCCAGCACGACTTTGTATATTACAGAGTTGGTAAATTAAGGTGAGTACGAGAGCCACTGAAGATCAGTTTAACGAGCTTCACGGCCTTGTTACAAAAGAACTGATCCTCCGCATTCAAAGCGGAGAAGCAACAACTCAAGATATTCGTGCGGCCTGCGACTGGCTCAGCAAAAATAATGTAACGGGGTTACCGGTATCCGGTTCCCCCTTGGCTGAGCTGTTTGCAACTCTTCCTGAATTAGAACTGGAGGAGGTTGAGCGTGTCATCCGATAATGAAGCAGTAAGGAATATGATTGCCGCAGCAGTTCTAGGACTGTTCGGTTGGCACCTATTGACCCTTCATAACATTGCTAAGTCTGTTGATGTACTCGTTACACAGGTTGGACTCAGCAATCAACGCATCGAACGCTTGGAGAACTTCGTTTATTTCAAAGATGGCCCAGGCGAAAAGCAAATCCGCTAAATACTACGCAGCCAATCCAAAGGCGGCTGCTAAAAAGGCGGCTTACCAACGCAAACTAAATAAAAAGCCAGCTGTTAAAAACGCCTCTGAAGAGCGGTGGACCGAACGGCGGCGTCGTGGCTTAGCGGGAAAGGGAGGCCCCGATCTTTCCCATACCAAAAAGGGGACCATGGTTCTTGAAAGTGCTAGTCGGAACCGCGCCAGAAATGGTCACAATGGTAAATCCACAAAAAAATGAACAAAGGCAACGCTAAACCTTCGGGTCTTTACGCCAACATCAATAAGCGTAAAGCAACTGGCACTTCCCGCTCCAAGAAAAAGTCTACCATTACCCCAAAAGCCTACGCCAACATGAAGGCTGGGTTCCCTAAGAAAAAGAAGTAAACCACCGCAGCAGGCACAATGCCTCTCAAAGATCCTTCTGAGTACCTTTTTCTCCTTAAGGCCATGACAAGCAGTGAAGCTAAGCGCATGTGGAGACAGGCCATCAAGGAACACTGGGATAACCGGTGTGCCTATTGTGGTCAAGACTCCGATCATCTGACGTTGGATCACGTTCATCCAAAGATGAAAGGCGGTCATGACACCACAAATAACGTGGTTCCTGCTTGTTGGGCCTGTAATCAATCCAAGGGTAGTTCACATTGGCTCTCTTGGTGGATTGGTCAAGACTCTTTTGACCATTCAAATTTCTCCAAAGTCCTTGCCTGGACTACTACCTAGCCTTAACATAAACTTTTTTAGGTAAAACCAAATGTCTACTCTTCCTGCTGGTGGTTCCGCCTTCGGTTCCATTTCTAACGCCCCTGGTCGTCAAGATGAGGACGAACTGAAGAACCGGTCTCACACTACTAAAAATGTAAGCAACGGCACTACCACCACGACCACTATTGGTGCTACCTTTGCTGATAAAGCCACCACCGTGGCTCTGAACGCTACTGTGGGTGCTGCTAAAACTGCCATCCTGACTGTGCGTAAGGCCGATCGTGTGCCTTCCTCCAACGTTGCCAACAAGACCGGCCGTGTTCGTCGCGTGGATGCCTGATTACCATGGCTCCTAAAAAGAAACCCCTTACTGTCGGCAAAGGTACTGCGTATACCCGCCCCAAAGCTGACGGCAAAGCTCCTCGTCCTGTGAGCGCCAAGCCTAGCCAAGCTAGCAAGGTTCGTGCTGCTCAAAAGACCACCTCTAGTGGCATCACCCGTCGTCCTGATGGTCGCCCCCAAACCGAAGGTCGTAGCGCCCGTCAAGCTACCAGCAATGCTCGCGTTACCAAATCTGGTGGTGGTACTCCTGGATCTGCAAAGGTAACTACCGGTCGTGGTTTGACTTCAGCCGCTAAAATGGCTGGTAGTGCTTTGAAAACAATCAAGTCTGTTGCTAGTATGGCTTCCCGTGGTGGTGCTGCTGCTGCTGGTCTCCAAGCTTATAATACCGGCAAGGCTACCTTGACCGATGCTATGAAGCGTGGCGACTATAAGCCCAAGCAAGGCCCCACGCCTAAGACCACTACGTCTTCCTTCAACAAAAAGACCTTTGACCAAGCGTTCAAAGCTGCCCGTACCTCTGGTGCTAAAGAGTTTACCTGGCGTGGTAAGCGGTACAACACCAAGATGAAATAATCATGCCACTTAAAAAAGGTAGCTCCAAGAAGACCGTCTCCAAAAATATCAGCAAGCTGGTAAAGGAAGGTCGCCCTCAAAAACAAGCCATTGCCATTGCCCTCAGTAAGGCTGGCAAGGCTCGTAAGAAGTAAAACCGCATGAGAGGGGGCTATACGCCTCTGTAAGCCTCCTCTCTTTCCCATTAGGTATCGTATGCCCAGAACCACAAAACAAGCACCTTCTAAGCCCATAGAACAGCAACTTAGTGATTCGTTTCCGTTATTCTTGTCTCTTGTTTGGAAATCGCTAGACCTGCCTTCTCCAACACGAGCACAACTTGCCATTGCTCAGTACCTCCAGAATGGACCAAAACGACTTCAAATCCAAGCCTTTCGGGGACTTGGAAAAAGCTGGATCGCTGCTGCCTTCGTTTTGTGGACGCTATGGAACGACCGTGATAAAAAGATCCTTGTTATATCTGCGTCTAAGCAAAGGGCTGATGACTTTACTATCTTTACTCAGAAATGTATTCTTGAGTTTGATTGGTTGGCTCATCTTCGCCCTGTGGACGACGAGCAACGGTGGTCACGGGTATCCTTTGATGTTGCCGGATGTAAACCAGCACAAAGCCCCTCCGTCAAGTCCGTAGGTATTACCGGTCAGATTACTGGTAGCCGCGCAGACCTGATTGTGTTTGATGACGTGGAGGTACCCGCTAACTCCGCCACAGACCTGATGCGAGAAAAACTGTTGCAGTTGGTTACGGAAGGTGAGTCCGTTCTTACACCAAAAACAGATTCCCGCATCGTGTTTCTTGGAACACCACAGACTACGTTTACCATTTACCGCACGCTGAGAGAACGGAACTACCGACCGTTTGTGTGGCCTGCTCGCTACCCCCAGAGCCTGACGGGCTACGAGGATGTCCTTGCCCCGCAGCTCGTAGCGGACATTGAACAGAAGGGCCACGACACAGTACGGTGGACACCTACCGACACACGCTTCTCTGAGATCAACCTGCTTGAGCGTGAACAAAGTATGAGCCGAAGCAACTTTATGCTTCAGTTCATGCTAGATACCAGTCTGAGTGATGCGTTAAAGTTCCCCCTTAAGCTTAGCGATTTTTCCGTATTGCCTTTGGATATGGAAAAGGGTCCAAGCGATCTTGTGTGGGGTGCTGACAAGGAGACTCTTCTTGATCTACCCGCTGTTGCGTTGCCTGGGGACCGGTGGCATAGGCCAAAAAATACTGCGGAATTTACCCATTGGGGGGAAACAATCGTTGCCGTTGACCCTTCTGGTCGTGGTAAGGACGAAACGGTTGCCATCATCCTATCTCAAATTAACGGGTACCTCTTTGTAAGGGACATCTTTGCCAACCAAGACGGGTACTCCGACACCACCCTGAGAGAGATTCTTACACGAGCAAAGAAGTACAAGGCTACCACCTGCCTCATCGAGAGTAACTTCGGTGATGGTGCCATCATGGAGCTGATGAAAAAGCACGCCATGGAGATGAAGGTTGGCCTATCGTTTGAAGAGGTCAGGGCTACAACAAGGAAGGAAGATCGGATCATCGACACCCTTGAACCAGTCCTTAATCAACACCGGCTTATCATTGATCAACGATTGATTAGTTGGGATTATACGTCTAACGGTGACATGGCCCCCGAGGAACGCCTTCCACGGATGCTAATGTACCAGCTGACACGCATGTGTCGGGAAAAAGGGGCTGTAAAGCACGATGACCGCGTTGATGCCCTTGCCCTTGGTGTAAAATACTTCCAAGACATCCTTGCCATCTCGGCAAAGGAAGCACAGATCGAACAAAAGCGAACCGAGTGGAATCAGATGCTAACTGCCTTCATCGACCACCCACAGGAAGCCACAGATCGACTTGTTCTTGGTCGTGGTTTTGAAGACATGGGTTCTGCTGAAAACGCTGTCTATACCTGGATTTAAGAGAAGGGACGCATTATTACCAGAAGAGTGGTGCCTTCTGGTGTGGAACAGCGGTAATCGGAGGAGGCCGAACTATTCACCTCCTCCACCCAACTTTCCACTCTATTTCCCCTTCTAATGCACCAAATAATCCTTTAACAAATTGTCAACGCACTTGGCTTTTCCGAGAGACGACCAGTTAAGGGCAGGAAGGAAGGGGGGAATAGACAATAAAATTGACCGACTGAAGGACGTGACTACCCTTCCCTTCCCTGTTTTGGGGCCGACAGCAGAAGGAAATACG